ATACCTGAGCAACTTCCTTTAGAAATAGTTGAAGAAGTGTTAGCTATTTGGGAAGACTTAAAAACAGGAAGGGCTAAGAACCAAACAGCCAAAAAGAAAATGATAGAGCTTTGGAATACAATATCAGGAAGTAATTATAACACAGGTACAAATTGTGGTTCGTGTATTGCAACTTGCTTTGATGGGATAAAAAAGATTTATAAAGAATACAGCTAAAACAATAGACATGGAAAGAACTTACAAAACAATTAAATGGGTATTAAACAGCCACGTTAAAAAGAACGTCAGAAGTCTTTGGACTTGGGAAGACGATAACTTTACTTGTATATTTGAAAACTATTCAGGTGATAGTAGAATATATACACCACACCAACTTTTAAAACTTTTAAGCAAATGATGATATTAAAACTAATAGGGTGCTTTGTCTTATTCGTAATCTTTGTACTTACTATTATGGGTATAATAGAGCGTAAGATAAGAGCCAAAAGAAATAATAAGATAAAGTACAGAATAGATAAAGTAGAAACATTAACAGGAGGACTAGAAAACGATAGGATAAATGAAAAAAAATAAAATACCTGAATATTATAAAGGAAAGAACGGCTATATGGCAAAAGATGTAGTCAGTAATTTTGACTTAAATTATAATATCGGAACAGCAGTTACATATCTAATACGCTGTAAGAAGAAACATAATGATAGTGGAATGGAGGATTTGTGTAAAGCAATTAACCATTTGAATTTTGAAATAGATTTAATTTTAAGAGAAGCAGTTAATAAAATACCTAACATAAAAGAATGACACTATACACTTGCGAATGTGGAAACACTATGGAAATAGGCAAAGCTACAATAGTCCTAAGAGATAAGAAATGGGTAACTAAGGAAGCACTTTGCGAATGCGGACTTTATATGGATAGTAAACCAACAGAAGGTATGCCAAGCCTTAAAAGAACTGAACCTACTCTAACTATGAAACGAGATAAGCTTTGGGAAGGAGCAACAGAAAAGATAAGAAGCAAGACTGAGTAAATGAAGACTACTAAATATAAATACGAATGGACATTAAAAGACGCTAACTTTACAAAGGACAAAGGTAAGGTATTTAGTTGTTTTGCTTGTGGTGGTGGTTCTACAATGGGTTATAAACTTGCAGGATTTGATGTGATAGGTTGTAATGAGATAGACCCTAAAATGATTGAAGCATATAAAACAAATCATAATCCAAAATATGCTTACTTAGAACCAATACAAACATTTAAACTTAGAAAAGATTTACCAAAAGAATTATATAACTTAGATATTTTAGATGGTTCACCACCTTGCAGTAGTTTTTCAATTTCAGGGAATAGAGAGAAGGATTGGGGAAAAGAAAAGAAATTTAGAGAAGGACAGGCTGAACAAGTATTAGATAATCTTTTTTTTGATTTTATAGATTTAGCAAAAGAATTACAACCTAAAGTAGTAGTAGCTGAAAATGTAAAAGGTTTGTTAATGGGTAACGCAAAAGAATATGTAAGGAAGATATATAAACAATTTGATAAAGCAGGTTACTATTGTCAGCATTGGCTTTTAGACGCTTCTAAAATGGGTGTACCTCAAAGGCGCGAAAGAGTTTTTTTTGTTTGTTTAAGAAAAGACCTTGCAGAACCCTTTTTATACCAACAAGATATGTTTACGGTTAATCCTAAATTAGAAATGAAGTTTAATGAAAAAGAAATACCTTTTAAAAATATTTATGAAAAAGGGAATAAAGAAAGAATGCTTACAGGTAACGCTTTAGATTTATGGAATGATAGAATTGATACCGATATTGATTTAGATAATGTATCAACTCGTAGGGGTAGACCAAATTATATGTTTAACCATAAGTTTTTAAAATTATCTAAAGTCTGTAACACTATAACAGGAAATGATAATTGTTGTTTGTATGAAGAACCTAGATACAGAGGTAAAAATGAACTTTGTAAATGTGGAACTTATCCAATGGATTATGATTTTTTAAGTAATAAACCTGAATACTTAATAGGAATGAGTGTACCTCCTGTGATGGTCGCGCAAATATCAAGCAGAATATATGAACAATGGTTAAGTAAGATATGAAGTTTGTAATAAAAGACAATAGAGACAAGCAAAGCCTTTTTAGTTACCTAAAAGAATTAGAGAACGATTACATAGTAAGTGTAAAGAAACAAAGAAACAATAGAAGCAATATGCAAAACAATTACTATTGGGCTTGTATAGTACAACCATTAGGATCAGAGCTAGGATATTTTCCTGATGAAATGCACGATTGCCTAAAATTAAAGTTTGCAAGTGAATGGCAAAGCATAGAGGTAAACGATAAGCAGATAGGACTTCAAGTTATCAATAGTTCAGCAAGAATGAACACAGGAGAATTTGAATTATATGCAGAACAAATAAGGATATGGGCGTTAAGTGAATTGGGTATCAGACTAATGCTTCCAAATGAATATGAATAATTTCTATTATATACTAAGGATTGAATAATCAATCTATTTCAATTATGGATAAACGAATAAACAACGGAGGTGCTAGAAAGGGTGCAGGACGCAAAAGCAAAGCAGTAGAACAAAAGTTAATAGAGAACTTAACACCAATGAATGAGAAGGCTTTAAAGTCTTTAGAAAATGGTATTGACAAAAAAGAGCAATGGGCAGTCAAGCTGTTCTTTGAATACTTCTATGGTAAACCTCAACAAAGGGTAGATGTAACAACAAATGATGATAGTATCAATATGCCTATAATAACATTTGTAGAAACTGATACTGAGTAATAAATATAACCCTCTATTTAAGTCTGACGCTAGATACTTCATTATAACAGGTGGTAGAGGTTCAGGAAAGTCTTTTGCCGTAACAGTCTTTCTAACTTTACTTACTATGTCTAAAAACATAAGAGTATTGTTTACAAGATTTACAATGGTGTCAGCTCACCTATCAATCATTCCTGAGTTCTTAGAAAAGATTAGTCTGTTAGGCTTTGAAAACATCTTTAGCGTAAATAAAGCTGAGGTAGTTAATTTAGGAAACAAGTCAGACATTCTATTTAGAGGTATTAAGACATCAGCAGGAAATCAAACAGCAAGTCTAAAGTCATTACAAGGAATAAGCACTTGGGTATTAGATGAAGCTGAGGAACTTATTGACGAGGATATATTTGATACTATTGATTTAAGTATTAGAGAAAAGGGAATACAGAATAGAATTATACTTATACTTAATCCTGTAACAAAAGAGCATTGGATATATAAAAGGTTCTTTGAGGACAAAGGAGTTGAAGCAGGTTTTAATGGCGTTAGAGACAATGTATGCTATATCCATAGTACATACCTAGACAATGAAGATAACCTCTCACAGAGCTTCCTAGAGCGTATTAAGACTATAAAGCATAGAAACTTTAAAAAGTATCAGCACAAAATCTTAGGAGGGTGGTTAGACAAAGCAGAAGGAGTAGTCTTTGAGAATTGGTCAATAGGAGAATTTAATCCTGATGGTTTACAAACTTCTTGTGGAATGGACTTTGGCTTCTCAGTAGACCCTGACAGTCTTACTGAAGTAGCTATTGATAAAAGAAAGCGTAAGATATATTTAAAAGAACACATTTACAAGAATGGTATTAAGTCAAATGAATTAGCTAAAATCATATTAGACAAAGTAGATAACAAACTTATCATAGCAGATAGTGCAGAACCAAGACTAATAGCAGACCTTAGACATTTAGGAGTAAACATTAAACCTGTAAAGAAAGGAACTATTGAAAGTGGAATAACTCGTATGCAAGATTATGAATTAATCATAACACCTGAAAGTACTAACATAGCTAAAGAGCTAAACAATTATATATATGCTGACAAAGGTTCTAAGCTTTATGTAGATAACTATAATCATGCAATAGACGGAATAAGATACAATGTTATTTACCACTTAGATAACCCTAACGCAGGGAAGTATTATGTGCAGTAAAAAGAGAAAGCGACCTAAGTCGCAATCCCCACAAGTTTATGAAAACAGGACAAAGATAACATTTTAAATTAAAGCAGTAAACTAAAAACAACAAATTTCTATTATATAACAGATGAAAGTAAAAGTCAAAAAGGAAGGTAAGGTAAAAGAGTTCAAATTGATTAATAGTTGGGAAGAAGTAACTCTTGAAAAATGGTTGCAACTTGTTGATTTTGAAACAGGTACAAAGACAGAAGAAGCAACTGAAACAATAGCAGCATTATCTAATATTCCTAAGCAGTTGGTAAAGGAATTAGCTTTGTCAGATGTAGCAGTTATAATGAGTAGGATAGCAGAGCTACAGCAAAAGCAAGATACTAAGCTAAAAAGGATAATTGAAATAGATGGTATTGAGTACGGCTTTCATCCTGATTTGGATAGTATAACATTAGGTGAGTATGCAGACATTGAAACATTTATTAAAGGGGGAATTGAGAAGCATTTACCTGAAGTAATGGCTGTTCTTTATAGACCAATAAAAGAAAAGAAGAATGACATTTATATTATTGACGCTTATGATGGAGATATTCGGCTTAGGACAGAAGAAATGA